CTGGTTTGTAGCCACACTCAGGAATGACGTAGACAACAATAAAACCTCTATCGTAAGGGTAGAGGCAAGAATTAACACTCTTGAGGATATTGCACAAGGGCAGGCTGTGATGCTTGCACGTATTGACGAGAATTTGAAGGCTGTCAGAAGTGCTATCGAAAACCAACAATAGAAGAACCTACAAGCGTGAGTTAGCCTTTGCACTGTTGCTAGGGTTTGCTTGGGTAGTCTACACAGGTGATGTAGGTATGGCTGAGGTTATCGTGTGGCCTATCTTCGCGTATGTAATGGCTGCTTTTGGATTGGACAGTTATGCTAAACAGATTAAGGACCGCACTAGTTCTGACATTGCCTCTAGTGGTAGTGACGGGGTGCAGTAACCCACTTACCAGTCTTCTTACAGGTGGTGGGCCTAAAATAGCTGCTAATGTGCAAGCTGGTAAGACTAACACCCAAACTGTAGGGACCACCAATGTTGTTGAGCAGAAGCTAGAAAACCTACAAGCTGACAGAGTTAGGCAGAGTAGTGACAACAACAAAGTTCAATCTGAGAGTGTTGATAGTGTAACCATTAACGAAGTCAACCCTTGGGTGCTACTGTTGCTAGTGCTAGGGTGGCTCCTACCAAGTCCTAATGAGATAGGCAGAACAGTAAGAGGTTGGTTCTCTAAGAGTAAGAACTGATCGTTAGACAAAAGAAAACCCCCAGCAGTTCCTTGAGTGGAGCCGCTGGGGGTTTTTGTTTTTATAGAGCTATGTTGGTTGGCTAAGACAGTGCTGGAGGATTTTACTCATAATTTCCTCTGGTGGTTTACCTTCGTTGACTACATACACAACCTGAATAACTGACATTGCCAACTCAGCAGGCATACCACCAGCAGTCATAATGCCGTAGGCTTCCCCCATAGTAATGCCATTGTCACGAGCAGTAGCAGTGCTAAAAGCAAGCTCAGAGGCAAGCATACAGAGTTCTACTCGTTCTGTTTGTGCCAAAGCTTGTGTGTAGCTTGCTAGTGTGATAGCTACAGCAACCAACATTGTTTTAATCTTTTTCATTCTCAATCTCCTCTAGTGTTTCAATAGACCATTTAAGGTATTGCTCTGCCTTTTTCAAGTCCTCAACTGGTTTTCCTTTGTACATAGCCCTGTGGTTATACTTCATAAGATTGCCACGACAGTATGATACAAAACCTTCTTTACCTAGAACCTGCTTAATATACTCAATACATTCGATACCTTCACTGTGGTTGTAGTGCTCAGGCTTGCTTACTGTGTTAAACACTTTGGTGGAGTACACAGGCTTAAGGTTGCCTTCGGTCCCTACACTTCCGGAAGGCAAACCCGTTGTGTATTTACTAGCAGTAGGGGTTACTGTATCGCCTACCTTAAACTTACCCATTCTGTATTCCTTCCAAGTGAGTGTGTATGGTGGTCCGCCCAAGATTCGAACTCGGAACCTAGAAATTAGAAGTTTCTTGCTCTATCCAGTTGAGCTAGCGGACCTTATAGAGCAGTTTATCTTATACACATGCTCAGGTGTTGTTTTCAAGAACTATTTACGTAAGATCAACAATCTCACAACTGTCCCCGCTACACGCCATAGTCTGCATACCGGAAGTAGTGTCCTCAAGTTCATACTCTGAAAGCTTAGACCAGTCAACCTCTTTCGGCATAAGGCTCAACAATTCTTTGTATTCTCTCTCACCGCACTCTTGGTAAGGAGCTTGTTGGTAGCTACCACCATCGTAGGGCAAGAAGCTAACACCACTCATCTCATCGAAGTTCTTATACACAAAAGCACCAACCTCAAACCACTCATGGTCTTTAACACTCACTGTAACAGAAGGCTTGTGTTCACACCAGTTACGCTGATACATAAGCCATGTTTCCAACTGTTCAATAGCCGTAACATTATCCCGTGTAATGCACACTTCAGGTGACTTAACAGGGAAGCTAAACACAGTAGTCTGCTCAGGCTTCATCACACAAGGTTCACTAGGAATACCTTGGTCAATCATAAGCTGGGTCAGTGGGTCTTTATTGTCTCCTCTTACAGTGCGAATGTAGTATGGACTATGACGGGTATGAATACCAGATGCACTATCCACAAGCTGAGAAACCGTACCAGAGGGTTTAACACAGGTGATAGCAGCACTAGCAGGAATCCCAAGCTTACTAGACCAATCAGCATTAGTGGCAACAGCCACAACACGTAGATGTTCAAGCAGTTTCTCCAATCCTTCGTTCTTTGTTGTTGTCAGTGGGTTGTCCATGATCCCCGTAAGGCTTACCCCAAGGAGTCTCTCTTCTTCTGTGTTCCGCTGCCAAACCTTACGGAGGTAAGGAAAGTGTGTGTAGGTTGATTGGATAGTACCCAGAATAGTGGCAAGCTTGACTTTACGCTCAAGGTCTTCGATAGTGTCTGTCGCTCGTACAACGACTTCTGTTAGATTACAGAATTGGTAGGGTCGGAGGATAATCTCGCTGCACGGGTTGGTGCCGAAGTCGTAACCAGAGTCCCTACGACCATACTTTTCAGCTTGCTTTTTAGAGGCAACACGATTGAATACTCCTCGTTCTCCACTCTTGCTTTCCACCAGCGCAGTCCACTCACGAAGGAAAGTCTCAACATCTGGCTTCTCTGTGTAGCACACACTGTTGTTAGCAAGACCTCGTTGACCTTGTGTCTCCCCCCAGTTACCACTCTTAGCGTGACGCATACGATCATCACTGAGATTACTAAGGCTAATCATAGCACTCCTACGAACACCGCCAACTACAACCACTTCACCAATCTTACACATAATGTCGTGACACTCAATAGAACTAAGCCTACGCCCTTGTGCAGCAGTGAACTTCTGGACAGTGAACTGAAAGAGGTCAACCAATGGTGCTGGACCTGAAGCACGACCACCAAAAACCTTGAGCTTTGCCCCTGCTGGCCGAACCTTACTAACGTCCCACTTAGGAATCTCCCCAGCCCACAAGAGGCTCAGAACTTGACGATAAGCCTTAGCCCACCCTTCTTTACTATCCTTAACCACTACGGTTGTATCGCTCTCATACAGCTTCTCAGGAACCTCTGGGAGTTTAGAGATATACTGACGCTCAACAGAGAACCCCACACCTGTGCCACACAAGAGAATAAACATAGCCTCATCGAAAGACTTAGGATCATCTATAGGGAGATAACTACAGTTGTACATACAGGTGTTGTCACGGTTAGCTGCTGCCCCTGCTGTCATCAGTGATCGCATACTGGGCATAACCTCTAGCGAGAGAATAGCCTGTTCAATACCGTTCTCACCCTCCGTACCGCCCACGTTTGGAAACACTACATTATCCATATACCGCTCTACAGTTTCTCCCCATGTTTCTCGCCGCTTCTCTTCTGGTAGCCACCGGGCATAACGGCTCAGGGCAATAAAACTCTGGTATTCAGTTGGAAGTTGGTTACTCATTCTTCACTCTCTTTGTTCTTGTTGTACAATCGTTTCTTCATACTGTCAGGGACTTTCAACCTGTCCAGTTCTTTCTCTGCATCTTCCAGTGTCATAAACCCTGCATAATACCTGTGGATCACACTATCAGCAGCTATGACCCATGCGGGTGTTACCCAACTCACACCTTAACCTCATTAGTGTTGTGCTTAGATAACCAAACGCTGTATTCTGTTGGCGACATGTAGTATTTCTCCAGCAAGAGTTTTACAGCGTTAGCTAAATCACCGTCTTCACAACGAACAGCATACAAATAGCACTCTGTCAAGTCTTCTGCGAGAATACCATCAACAGCGTCCTGTGAAACTTCGATTGTGTAACTCATTGTGTAACTCATCGTTTATCGCCACTCCCTTGAAGCTTGCCACGGGCCTTACGGTCTGACAGCTTGTCTAGGTTCATTTGTGCAATAGTAGAGAGGTCTACATTAAGGTCACGAGCCAAAGCTGCTGCATACCAAAGAACGTCACCCAATTCTGCTGCAATATCCTCACGGTTGTAGGTTCCATCTCGGATGATCTTCTTTACTTTACCTAGAACCTCTCCAGCTTCATTAGCCAATCCCATAGCAGGGTAGACCACTTGTGCAGTGCTAGGGTAGATAGCGGTCTCTACGGCCTTTGTTTGGTAGGTATTGAAGTCCAAACTGTTTACCCCTTTTGTTGTGTAGTATTCTTCTGACTGTTGCCAATCTTCGATCTGCTCTTGTGTAAGCATTATTTCCCCCTAATGAATGAAACTACCAGAGCAAGTGCAATAAGAGCACCCCAAACTTTGAATATGTTCATTACAGTGAATGGGTAAGCCACAAAAAGACCTACTACGAGGGTAACGAAGGAGGATAGCGCAAAAGCAATAAGCAGAGACACTATCAGCCCTGCAATTACGTATCCGGTGATGTCTTTATTACTAAAATCTTTCATTGTTTTCTCCCTATAAACACTGGGTTGATTCTGTAGTCCACAAACTTGTACCAGCAATAGTTGTCAACCCCCTTAACTTTCTTCCCCTTAACAGGGAACCAACACAACCTACCGACACTAAGAACCAACTCGCACTTTCCCATGTAAGGTGCCATATACTTGTTGTGCATCATATCAGCAGGTAGAAGCAACCAAGTAGGTTTTAGACTAACTAGGTGGTCAATGCAAGGCAATAATTCACTGCGAGTGAAGGGTGGGTTGCTAATAATAAGGTCGCAATCTTCTAGGTCGTAAGGGGTTAGGTCTGTGGCTGGTAATACTTTAGAACTCACTACTGTTTCTCTAATGTCGCTACGCCACTTGCATGTAGCAGCATCCATCAGAAGGTCTTCTAGGTCTCCCTCCCCGTAGAATGGCTCTGCGTAGGTCTTACCACGGATGCAAGGTATCAAAGGTGTTACAGCGTCAGGATCGGTTGTTGGGTAAA